CCTATAATTAGAATTACGATTAAAGCTACAATAGCCGCTTTTATCCAATCCTTCATCTTCCAGTCCGACCATTCTTTCAAATGTGACCATAGATCTTTTAGTAAGTTCATAGAACCTCCTTTGTTAAAGTGAGAATTATACTATTTTACGCCTTTAAAAGCTACTTTTTTAATCTGCATGTTACTTGTCTGTCCTTTTGGGCCAGAACCTTTGTTTTTTTTCACAACAAAAGGAGAGTAAACAATAGCAGCATCAGATGAAACTTGTAAGTTTGGAAAAGAGTTTTTCTGAGAAACTTCTTTCATTTTTGCATTTTTAAACTTCATTATTTTGCCTTTCCGTAACCGCGTTGAGCTAGTCTACCTGCTAGACCGCCTTTTTTTAATTTTTTTGTAGCTCCTGCTATTTTGTCAGCTTTTGTAGGATTAGGATTATTGTCTATTCCTGCTTTTACAGATAGCATACCAAAGTTTGTTTTAGATTTTTTTGACATTTATTAATGTATAGTTGGTTTTATGAAATTTAGCAAGTCTCTTCCATTATGATTCATAATGTTATCATATTCTTGTTCTGTAAGGTTATTATGATACAGCATTTTTGCTACACCCATCATTGCACCCGCTAAAAGTATCTGTTCTTCTTGACTTGTGACCGCTGTATCTGAAAAATTCATCAACTCGTTAAAATATTCCTGTAGTTTATCTGTTGCGCTTTGCATTGTTTTGATTTTGTTTCTGAAGATTAACATTTGCACGTAATTGTGCAATATCTTCTTGAGAATCTATCTTCGCTTCTGCTAATGCTTCATTTTGAGCTAATTTTGCTTGATCTAACATCATTTTACTCTCATCAGCCATGCTTTTTCTCTGTAAATCTTGCCCTTTTAAGTTAATTTCTTGTTGTTTTAACTGAATTAATGGGTCTTCGCCTTGTTCAGACATCATTTGCTGTTCTTCTGTCACCATTTCTTCTGTCATTTGTACAATTCTTTCAGAAATTTTAGATTCTAACATTTCTTGCATTTCATTTTGTTGTTCTGGTGGTAATTGACCCCCTGCTTTTGCTTGTATTTCTTCAAATTCTTTTGCCATTTCTTGTTCTACCTCTTCTCTTGCTTGTAATGATACGTGTTCCATAATATGAGATTGCAAAATCATCATTGTTTGAGGATTTGTTTTTACTAAAGCACTAGAAAAAAAAGCTCTATGAGCATCTATGTGAGCCAATTGATTTTGTTTTCTAAAAGCTGTTAATACTCCCCCTGATAACGCTGTTGCGTTCTCCATTCCTGGATCTAAAGGCTCTGGTCCTGTTGGAACAGGCAATATTGCATCTATGTTTTGTACACCCATAGCTGAATACATTCTTCTATAGGCTTCATACATATTATGCATTTGTGGCGCTGCTTCAGCTAATTGTAATTGTGTCTGTGCTAAAGTAACACGTTGAGACATAGAGAAAATAGTCGGATCAGAAACAGGAATAATATCTATTCTTTCATCAAAATCACTAGCTTTTAATGATTGTAAATCTCCCTGAACTTCGTAAGGATAAACTGGTGGGAGTGATTCTGAAAATATTTTAGCTAATAATTTAAATTCTATTCTTTGAGCATAATGAATTCTTTTATGAATAGCTGACATAACACGCATGCCTCTTTCCATTAAAGCCATTGTTGTTCCAACAGGAGCTCCCGCTCCAGCAGCGTCACCTATTTTTTGATCCGCTACAGTAGCAAATTCTTTTCCTGCTTGAACACAAAAACCTAAAAGCTGAAATAAAGTTGGATCCGCACCCTTGTAAGGTAATGGTAAAAGACCTGCACGCAAATCACCACTTGGTGCATCTACATCTCTGAACTCACCAGGCTGTATAGGGCTGTCATCATCACTTATTCTAAGACCTCTAGCTTTAAAACCTGCAGGTAAGTTTGCCAATGTTCCAGCATCAATTAATTGTCTAAGAGCAGCAGTTGCTGTTCTTGATAAACCACCAATCATATGTATTAAACCTAAACCATAAAAACCTAATCCTGGCATAAACTTATAATGAACAAAATATTGTTGTTTTTTAAATAAAGAATCTTCTTCTGAATAATTTCTGTAGATAGAAAGAACATTACCTGAACCTTCATCTAATGTAACTATGTAAGGAAGTTTAATTCCATCAGGATCTTCAAAACCAGGAACATCTAAATCTACATGCATTTCCAATAATGTATACTGATCATCTTTGTAACCAGTTTTTTCTATACCTGATAGTTTTCTTTCTTTTTCATTAATTTTATTTTCTTCTTCATTTACTTGTAATGACACATCACGATAAAAACCTGTAACTTGCATTTTTCTAACATCATTTTCAGTTTTTTTTAAAACATGAGTTATTCTTTCACATTCTTGTAAATTTGTAGCTGTATAAGGAACAACTAAATCTTCAGAAGGAACAAATTTTGATACAGCTCTTCCTAAGTTAGAATCGTAATATATTTTTTTAAAAGTAGAACCTGATAAAGGTAAATAAAAAAGCATTTGATCTAATTCAGGATCATATTCTTCCATAACATGCATAACTTGATAATTCATAAAATCACTAACACGTTGTGCTTGATCTTCTTTTTCTTTTGTAGTTGATCCAATAATCTGAGTTCTTATAGGACCACTTGCTGGTAATAATTCTTTATATGCTTGTGCTTGAAATTGTGTAACTGATTCTGCTAATAATGGGTGTGTTACACCACTTGCTCCTTGAAAGGGTTGAGACCTTTCAGTATAATTTAATCCAAGTAAATCTAATCCCTTTGTATAAGCCTCTTCCCATTGTGATCTAGATGACTTGTCATCTTCATAAGATTGTCTGAGCTCGCTTGATATAACCTGTAAATCATTCTCATCAATAAATTCTGCTAAATTACCATCAAATCCAGTTTCAATTTGTGCTTGTTCTGGATTAACAATAGCACCCCCATCTTCTGTCATTTCTATATCAATAGGTTGATCAGTGCCTGGTTCTAATATTATTTCTTGTCCTACCTCTCGTGGTATCATTAATTCATCATTTACCGTTTGTGGTTCGTCGTAATTTGCTGGTCTTTCTACAACCATTATGCAGCTCCTATCATTTCATCTATTGATACAAGAGGATCATATCGTACATATCCTCCAGATGCTAGATGTGTTTTTGTTGGTAATACCATCTCAGGGGTTAACTTTATAGCATAAGCATCTATAGTTTTAAAGCCCGAAGGTATTTCTATTGGTCTAGCCATTAAACCTTGTGCACCAGACTCGTTGATGTAATCCTCTGCTTTATTCATAACATCACCAAAGTCCTCTGCTTTACTACTTTTTGCCATTTTAAATTCTTTTACAATATCTCCTTGTGCATTTACTATTTGCACAGACCTACTTACAGATTTAGCTTCACCTACCTGTACCTTAACAATCTTAAACTCAGCATTGTTTACTTTCGCTGCTCTACGCAGTGATTGTTCCAATATACTTGTATAGTGTTTTCCATTAGGATCTGTAACATTAGGACCACCATAAAACTCATACTGGCCAATACCTTTCATGTTTTTTGTTCTCTCTGCAAATGGTGTTGCTGTTGTTCCTGCTTGTCCATATCTATTTGTTATTAGTTCTGCTGGAGATACAACATACCAATCAGAAGCGTTTGCGTCCTTATCAACAAATTTTCTTTTTGCTGCCATTGCTAAATCATTCTTGACTAACGCATCACCCCACACTTTTCTGTCCTTAAATGGTATATTAGGAAATAGTTTTTTCATTGTTTCAGGGTTTGTAAATGCTTCTTCAAAAATAGCTAGTACTTTATCTCTGTCTTTACCTGCCTGTTTAGCTGCCGCTAGAGCTGCTGGAGACAGACTACCTGGTCTTATTTTTGCAAAGTCTTTAAATACTGCTTGTGATTTTCTAATGTCATCTATGTAAGCAGCAAAGTCTTCTTCTGTTTTAAACACAGGTCTAAATAAACTTTTATGTTTTGCGTAAAA